TTTTCATCATTCATCTGTGTGCAGAATTCTGCAAGAATATCAAAAGCCGCATTAACTTCACTATCACTGTCCATTGAATCATACTGACCGTAGCGTTCTAATCTGTTAGGATGTCCAGAATATACATCAGGTAAGTAACTGCTATAGTTTGTTCTAGACATACTGGCTCTAGAAGAGTCACCACTAGAAATTGGGCTCAATTGCCCGGTAGTATTAACTGGTGTAAAGTATCTTTTCCAACTCATAAATTATTCCGTTTTAAGCAAATGCATTACCGTTTAAATCTCTAGTAGCCTGTAGATTGCGTTCAGTATTATCTGCTACTGCCTTCATATGCTCTAGTATCTGCTCGTTAATACTATTTAACCTATCTATACTGGCTTTAAGTTTTATTGATGCACTGCCGTCCATCATTGTTGATAACTGTTGTGGAGTAAACACTCCTTCTTCACCGTGTAGAGTAACATTTTTTCCGTTGCCAAAGTCTTCAAATAATTTTCCTGTTGATCCTAAACTGCCCGAAGCTCTACCTTCGCTATCTCCAAATAATGATCTTATCGATTGGTCAATAACTCCTCCAATAAATCCTATACCAAAACCAACAGCGGCACCAGGACCTGCACCAATACCACCTGTAGGGACGCCACCGGCAATGGCGCCAGGAATGGCCATTCCTGTACCATATGCGGTGCCCCGCATCAGTGCTTTTGTTCCAAAACTGGTATTGTCACCTACTTGTTTAGCAACTGCTCCTAAAATATAAACCATACCTTCGACTACCTTTTTTATAATTTCTTTGCGGCCTTCGTCATTAAATAATTTAGGTATCCATTCTTTAAGAACCTCTGAAAAGTCTTTAATACCTTTTATAATTTCTGGCATATTTTTTTCTAATACCCCAGTTAACGGATTTAATAATTGGTCTATTAGTACATTTCCTAATCGTACAAATGCCGCATTTAATCTTAGCATACTGGCTTCAAGATCTAATGCCGCTTTTAACGCACCTGATCTAGTATTTGCTTCTTTTTCTGCTAACTCTTTTTCTTTCGCCGCAATAGTTTGTGCTTGTTCTAAAGAAGTAATTTCATTAAGATTTCTTCTTGCAAATGCTTCAGCTCCAAAGCCAAGTTGTTCTGCAAGTTTATCATTTCCTTGAGCTAGCGCATTTGCTGTTGGCATTATAGCACTATATGCTTCGGCTGCTTGATATTGTCCAGTAGCTAATCTTTTTGCAGATCCTTCTTGAAAATCTGTAAGTTTTACAGTTTTATCCATGGCCAGTCTTGCTGTTTTTTCCAAAGTTCCGCCTAGTTCTCCACCTAATGAATATATTGCACCAGCGGCCTCGCTTTGCGCGGTTAATCCTTGAGCAGTGGCTTTAATAATATCTGCTCCGCCCTTTTTACCGTTAGCTAATGCTTCATTTACTGCTAATTCTAATTTTTTTCGCGTAGCATCATCTTGAGTTGACATAAATGCTCGCCAATTAGCTTCTTTCATTTGTTCTTCAAGCTCTTTTTCTTGTTGTTCGCGGCTTCTGCCAGTTATCCTTGCAATAAGATCTAATTCTTTTCCATATTCAGCTACAGCAATGGCAACACCTTTATAATCTTGTTGTTGTTGTTTGCTTAGTCCGCCAGTTACTCTAACATAACTAGCAGTTAATAAATTCATGTCTTCAAACCCATATCCTAGATTTCTTAACTGTTCTCCAACGCCACCGGTTCTTGTTAATTCTAAGTTTATATTTTTAAAGTTTTTAGCACCTTCATTTGCAGTCTTTCCCATGTACGCAAATGTGTCCGAACTAGATGCAATTATTTTAGTAAATTGATCTAAACTTACCCCTAATGTAACCGCAGTTTCACGTAACTCGCCTAATGCTTGTCCAAAGTTAACACCATACTTAGATAATGATCTGTAAGATGCTAAATTATCTTCTTGGATTTTAGCTAAGTTAGCAAATAATCCGGCAACTACTCCTATAATCGGAAGATCTTTAAACGCCATAAACATGTCGCTTATGCTAGCCGTACCAGATAATGCCTTAGCTGAGAATGCCGCAAGATTACCAATAGTAGCACTAAATCCCGATGCTAAATCGCCGAGAACAGATCCTACTATCTTTCCAGCTGTAGCCATATGATTAACTTTTACAGAACTGTCTTCTGCCGCATCACCTAATTTTTTAAGTTTTGTCTGAGTAGCTTCAACTGCTTTAGGATCTAATCCTGATGCTTTTGCTAGCTTTGCAAAACTTGCGGCCTGCATAGCACTCTGAGTTTGAGCCTGTTTAAGTATCTGCTCTAATAAATCTTCCATTGCCGCTGTTTCGATGGTCATATAATTTTCCTAGTTCTATGCGTATATAAATAATTACCAGAAGTAATCAAACTTATTTATCGGAGTGTAAACCATGGTTCCTAACCCAAAAACAAATAATATAAATCCCTTGGCCAGTTTAATGCGACAGCCTAAGATTTATGTGAAATTACCTAGCAACGGAAAATATTGGCCAGAGGGATCGCTGAATATTACTCAAAATAGTGAATATCCAATATATTCTATGACTGCTAAAGACGAACTAATATTAAAAACTCCTGACGCCTTAATGAATGGTCAAGCAGTTGTTGATGTAATACAGAGTTGTATGCCAAACGTAATTAATGCGTGGGAGATGCCTAATATAGATACAGATGCTATCCTTATTGCCATTAGATTAGCAACCTATGGTGACAGCATGGACACAACATTTAAGGTTGGTGAAGAAGAAATGACCTATAGTATAGATTTAAGAATGGTACTAGATTCATTATATGAAAATATTTCATGGGATGAAAAAATTGATGTAGACCTAGATATGGCCATTTATGTTAAACCTGTAAATTATCGGGTAGCCAGCAAAACAAGCATTCAAAACTTTGAAACACAAAAATTAATAAGTTTAGTAAATGATTCTACATTATCTGAAGATGAAAAAATAGAAAGATTTAAAGAAAGTTTTAAAAGATTGACAGACATTACAGTCGGTATTGTTGTTAATAGTGTATACAAAATTGAAAGCGCCGCAGGATCAACTGATAATCCAGAATTTATAAAAGAATTTATGGATAATTGCGATAAGAGAATTTTTGATCTTATCAAGGCAAAACTTGATACACTACAAAAACAAAATTCATTAAAACCAACTAGAATTAAATCAACTCCAGAAATGATTGCAGCCGGTGCGGCAGAAGAAATTGAAGTTCCTATTGTATTTGATCCTGCAAGTTTTTTCGGATGAGGCTTTTATCTCTAAATCTGGAAGAGGTAACTAGTCTTCTTAATGATATGGAAAAAGAGATAAAAGCCATAAAAACAGAATTGTTTAAATTATCCTGGTTTATGAGAGGTGGACTTCCTATGGATCTAGCTTACCAAACTGATCCACAAGATCGAGAGCTCATGGGAAAGATAATTGAAGAAAATCTCGAAATAACAACTAAAAGTAGATTACCGTTCTTTTAAAGTTTCATTCCTAAGAATCTACTGTAACCAATACTTTCGTTCGCGCCACTGGCCATACGCTCATGGTCAGCATCCAGATCGGCTTGTGTTGGTTTTGTTTCAGCGGGTGGTATTGCTGCCGGTTTGGGTTCTACTGGTACAGGTTTATTAGCACCCATTATATCTTTAGCTAATCTTCTCAATTTAGAGTTTACTGCCCCACCTCCTGCAATATATGCAGACCACTCGTCTGCAAGTTTTGCTGGATCACTAAAAGGATTAGCGGCAGTAACATTGGGCGTTGCCGCAGGGTCTGCTGTTGCAGAAGTTTGTGTAGGCTCTTGTGTAGCAGTTTGTTGACCGTCTTCATCAGGAGGAAGACCTCTTTGTGCGGCTACAATTCTAGAATAATTCTGTTTAACTGCATCTCTAATAAGTTTATCAATCTGAGCATTGTTTAATGCACCTGGATCATTGGCAAATTCACGGACAACATTAAACTTAGGCGAGCCATCTGGATTCTTTCCAACTAATTTTTGTACAGGTACGCCTACTCTAGATTGTGAAAAACCCTTGCCAGTTCTAGATGAAAGTGTATCACCTTTTTGTAATCTTGCTTTTAACTCAGCTTGCTTGTTATTAGGTGTTGATGTTCCTGGTGCTTCAGGATCTAATGTAGGTTCTATTCTTTCACCAGGTGGTGCAGTTACAGGAGTAGTTCCTGCAGGAGGTAATCCAGTTTGTGTATCAGTTCCAGTAGGATTGGATGGATTTACTAATGCATCTAATTCTTGTAGTCCGTGAGTTCCGAGGAATTTAATTAGATTATCATATGTAGCAGGTTGTCCTCCACCTACTAATTTCATGAAATCGCCTTTTAAATTGGCTACAATTCGATCAGAGTGTTCTGCACCCTTACGCTGTGATTGACTTGCTTTGTAACCACTAACTGCACCTTTTATCCCCGAGATAAGCCCGAGCTCATTAATTTGAGTTTCACTTAAAATGTTATCTAAACGCATTTGATATTCCTAAAGAATTGTTTTGTATATTTATGGTGAGCTTGCGCTCACCTGCTTCTACGCTGTCGCTTGAAGCAGATTGTCTTTCGAAGAAAGATTTAATATTATCCAGATCGTTCAGTCACACTTTGCCCTGGGCGGGCAAAGTAAAAACAACATTATCCGAGTCGAACATGTGTCACCTAGCGTTATAGCATTACAGTGGCGGTTGGCCTGTACCACGAGCTATGTCTTATTCCAGCGGCGGTTTGCACATATACGCTAACATACATACAAACGTGGGGTGTCTCTATCCCCTCATTTTGCCTAATCATCTATCTTCAAACAACCAAATCGCAGGTCTTATTAGCGATCTTCATCCATCCGGGTAGCGGTTGAGTACTCTTAACGGCGAGAGATTTCCATCCCTGTGATCCGAGATCCAGGTTTAGGGCACCAGAAATTAGCAGGTGCGAGCGTTTTACCGTGTTATTGAGCCTGAGATTTTTTAATTATATGGGAGCCATGGACACGAACAGATATTTGTCCGTTATAATATTCATTTGATTCTAATACTTTGCGGTCGAATTGTTCTCGGGCCTCAACGTAAGATGTTTCTGCTTTGCTTTTGCAATAGTGTAGTATTTCTCTGGTAAAGTTTTCTTTACCGTATAACTCAACGTCTTTGTTAAGTTCTATATTTGAGCCATAATAATCTTGCCAGTCCGAATCAATTTTGCTTCGGATTTTCTTTTTCTTTTTTGTGCCGTTCTTTAACTTTACAGTCTTGTAGGTCGTCTTTGCAAACTTGGCTAATTTTTTGCCCACGTACAGCCTGCCTGAAGTGTTACAGGAGATAAGATAAACAAACCCCACACAGTCTTCAGGCAGCGATTCTACGATGGCACCTTGATGGTACCAGGTCATAAATTATTTTACAGCTTTTTTAGCAACTGCAACTTTTTTAGTTTCTGCCGCAGGAGTCTTTGATTCTTTGCGAGCATTCTTTTCTTCAGTGATTTCGTTGCGGCGAGCTTTGATCAACTTGCCTAGCTCTGCTAGAGCTTTACGTGAACGTGTACCCGCGGCTGAATTGCCCCCAGTAAACTTTGCATCCTCTTTTAAGAATTCTTCGAATGTTGATTGTATTTGTTCGTTTGTAGTTGACATTTTATTTTTCCTTTTTTGGTCTACCCTTACCTCGAGCCTTCAATACTGCTTTTGTAGTCACTATTGATTGGTCCCAAAGTTTCTTATCTGCAATTCTTAATTGCCTTAAAACTCTTCGTAGATCTGTACCATTCTTCAAACCTGGACTTGCACAATACGCAACATTTGTGTTGTGTAGTTCTGCAATTAAAGTTATGTAACGATTATAAACCTCTTTATAGTCTTCTATATCTGACATTTATCCCTAGGCCTCAATGAAGTCCACATCATTTGAGTAACTGGTAAAACCGTTTTCTTTGACTACTCGTAGTACATTGTTTACCCTACCAATTAATTCATCTTTGTGAGATATTAAGTATATATTCTTGTTGCGTTCTCTGCCCATTTTTTTCAATACAGCAAGTCCTGCTTCAACACCTGCGGCATCCATGCCTGCATCAATTAATTCATCAATGAATAACAAATTAACATGTTGGTATAAGTTTTCCCATACATCCCGGAACGCAAAACTTAAGGATAAAATTAATCTGTTACGTTCGCCTCGACTTAAATTGTCAAAGTCTAAATCTTGTCCTAACTGTGTAATTTCTACATTAAGATCATTTAAGAAACTTACCTGATGTGGCAATCCTAATTTATCAATGTAATACCCTAGTCGCTTGTTCAAATAGCTTAGATTTTGATCAATAATTTTTTTACGAATAAAACTATCTTTGTTAGTCAATAACTTTAATAAAAATTCTTGATGATCTTTTAACCTAACTAATTCATTAACTGCATTCCAGTCAATTGCCTGCAATGCACTATGCTTTAATTCTGTAATCTGTTCATCATAGGGATTTGCTTCTGCATCTTTATTAACAATACTTTGTTCTAGATTGGTTAGATTATTTTGATGGCCTAATGCTTCTGCCTCTGTTTCATAATACGGTTCAGCCGGCCTTGGTTCTTGATCCCCTGTGCCTAATTCTTCTACAATTTGTTTAAGTTGTGCGCTCATCTTTTGAAAGTAATCGTGTGCTTCTTCAAAATGTTTTGTAGCAGTAGCAGTTAGTTCTTCGTGTTTATGATCATGCAGATCTTGTTCACATGCATGACATTTTTTATTTGCTAATGTTTCTAACTCTGTCTTATACTTGTTTAAGGTTTTCTCTGCCTGCCCTACAGCACTGTCTAACGTGGCTTTTTGCTTGTTTAACTCTCTAATCTTAGCATTGTTTTCATTCCATGTTTTAAACTGTGCGTGTAAGTTAAGTTCGTACTCAATATCTACCTTGCTTAGTTGCAACACTGAATTAAGCAGACTTGTAATATCAGATTCTTTTTTACTATCCCATGCTGAACTTTTTAATTCAAGACTACTGATACTTTTTTGAATGTTTTCGTTTGCACTTTTTATACTGTCAATTTTAAATGTTTCTATTTGAATTTTGTCTTTAGTTTCTTTAACAGACGCTTTTAACAATTCTGCTTTTTCACTTAATATTGTAATACCTAATAACTGTTCAATTACTTCTCGTTGATCCGCAGCCTTCATAGC